GAACACCCCAAATCACAGCATCCAGATTTTCGATGTCGATAAGCTGGTTCCGTATGAGCTGAACGCCAAAAAGCATCCTGATGAGCACATCGCGAAGCTGGCAAAAGCCATTGAGAAGTTTGGTTGGACACAGCCCATCGTGGTTTGGAAAGACGGATCAATCATTGCCGGTCATGGCCGCCGTCTTGCTGCGATCAAACTTGGTCTGAAGAAAGTGCCCGTGATCATCCGGGATGATCTGACCAAAGCAGAAGCGGACGCATTGCGTCTGGCAGACAACCGGGTCGCATCAACCGAATATGACCAGGCTTTGATTTCGGTCGAGCTGCAGCGCCTCTTTGAAGAAGAGGGCGACATGGACCTGCTTCAGTCGATGGGGTTTGACGAAAAGGAACTGGACTTCACGCTTTCTGACCTGGGTGAGATCGACTCCGACTTTTTTGTGGATGATGTGATCACCGCTGTTGACGAGCAGAAAGAACAGAACGCCGAGAAGCTCTCGGAGACGGATGAAACTGCGGCGCCCGTTGTGGACGCATTGGGGTTCAAGCGCGTCACTATCGCCCAGTCCCGTCAGATCAGATCCCTTGTTTCTGAGATCGAAACCGCAACCGGAAAGACAGGCATTGAAGGTTTCATTCATGCGCTGGAACGCGGCGTAGGGCGCCGCCCATGACCGACGCGCCCAAAGTTGTGAACCTGTTCACCAGACGTCCAAAAGAAACTGAGGACGCGGAGACTGAATTTATGGCGCGCGAAGCTGAAGAGGCGGTGAAGCGAAAGCTGTCGGCTCATCAGACAGAAATGGTCGCAGCGCTGGATCAACTAAAGGCTTTGATCGAAGACGGAAGAATAGAAGGGTTAATTTTCGCAGCAAGAGAGACGGATACCGGATTGTTCTGCACGAATGTTCACGCCTCTCCACCCGCCGTCCCTGTTGTGAACCTGTTTTCATACATCGGTGCCCTTGAGACACTGAAGATGGAGCTGGTCGATTACGCCACTTGCGCGCCCCAGCTTTTGACAAGCGGAGAGGTCGTAGATCCTTACGCAAATGTTGAGGAATTTGACGACGAGGAGGAGGAGTTCTGATGACCACCTATACGATCTCAAAATCATTCACCACATCTGTCGAGCGCACCCCGCGCGTTCTGGAAATTGCCGAGGCTTTCGGCCTTGGTCTCTCTGATACGGAGTTTGTTGTTTATGACAATCTGGCTGTCGATGTTCATCAAGGAGATGTCGTCTATATCACTGGGCAATCTGGATCCGGAAAGTCACTTATTCTTCGAGAACTTGCGGCCCAGATGCGTGCGCAAGGGCTCAAGGTCGCCGATCTCAACGAGGTCGTCCTTGAGGAGAAGCCGGTAATCGAGCTTGTGGGTAAAAACACGAACGAGGCTGCTGAAATTCTCGCGAAAGCCGGGATCTCTGATGCCTGGATCTACATTCGCAAGCCGTCCGAACTGTCGGATGGCCAGCGCTACCGTCTGAAGCTCGCTCTCATCATGAATACGGACGCAGATGTCTGGATGGCAGACGAGTTTGGCGCGGTGTTGGACCGCGTTACCGCCCGTGTGGTGGCCTTTAACATGCAAAAGGTCTCCCGGCGCCTGAAAAAGACCTTCATGGTCGCAACAACGCACTTCGACATGGAAGAGGAATTGGCACCGGATCTGACCGTGCTCAAGCGCTTCCGTGAAAAAGTCGATCTCATCACACCTGAAACAAAAGGAGCCTGACATGGCAACCAACGCAAACGAAGACAAGCTGATCGAAAAACTGGCCACCGATATGGAAACGGCACGTATGGCCTACGAGACGTTGACGAACGCACCCCAGCCCGAAGGTCTGCAGGAGCGGATCGCGCAGCGCACGGCCCTTGCCAAGGCGCAGGTCGCCATGATCCGTGCGGACCGTGAGTTTCACATCCAGCTCAGCAACCTGACCAGCGCATAACCGGAGCAGTCATGGAATATTTCTTCGCACTGCTGATGGCTTATTACACCTGTGATGAAGCCGCAAAGGTAACTGTTTTGCCGCGGCCGGTAATCAGTCAGTGCGGACTTATCTATGATGAGATGAAAGGGCACTTCCTGCCGCTTGTCGATATGCCAAAGGGAGAGGCGAATGTGATCGCTTATACCCGTTTCAAGCAATTTGAAGCGAGTTCTTCCGAGACGATTGCTTTGATGCGTGAAATAGCACGTCAGAGTGTCGCCCCGCTCGCTGAGAGCACGCAGGGAGCACGTCCAGATGTTTTCTGATACCGAGACAGTCATCACGCGCAACAACGCACCCAGCGCGCGTTTTTCGCTGATGGACGAGATGTTCGTCTCGCGTGGCAGTAAGGCCGATTGGGACTTGCTGCACCATCTGCATTACAAAGCCGAGAAGCTGCCGATCGGTCCAAGGTTCTGGAAGCTGGAGCTGCACGGGGAAACCATTGGTGTTCTGGTGACAGGATCTCCAAAGGGCATGCTGCGCGAGCGGCACATGGTCTTTCCAAATCTGAAGCCAGGCTCCGGAGAGACCCGGCTGACAAACACCAACCGCTATCACTTCATCAACGCCAACTTTCGCGTGGTGTCGCGCTTTGTCGTGGACACCATGTATCGCGGTATCGGTGCTGGCTACCGGATGATGAACCTGGTGTCGCGCATCGAGGGCAACACCTTCATGGAAATTCAGTCTTCCATGTCGAAGTTCAACATCTTCGGTCAAAAGGCAGGGTTCAAATTCGTGAAGCCGATGAATGCCAACAAATACGATCAGGTGATGAAGTTCTTCCGGGCTCACTTTGAGTCTAGTCCGCAAGATTTCGAAGCCATTTTGAATGAGGCTGCCTTGCGCAATCCACACCAGCAGGAATTGCTGCGCGATGTCTGCGTGGACTTCTACATGCGCAACTCTGCCCTGGAGAATACATCCAATGGTGGTGCCGGTATGGAACGCAGAGCCGCCGCAATGAACCTGCGCGATGCAGTCAAAGGCATTCAGCAGATCGGTCTTGCGTCGCCGATGTATGGAATTTGGAAATGCCCCGATCCCAAAGGCAGTGTTCCGGAAGGCATGCCCATTTCTGCATTCGATGCTCAAGGTCCAAACGAAAGGTTAAAGTGGCATGCCTAAAAAGCCGTATCGCACCGCACATCAGCGCGAGCTGATGGGTCATATTCTCAAGGCAGCCGGAGAGGGTAAGTTTCTCACCGTCAGTGAGATGCACGCCGCGATCACCTACGGCGCATCCTATGGCGCTGTGCGCAAAAGTCTGACCGCGCTCGAGGAGCAGGACATGATCCAGCGTCAGAAACGAGGCCGGAACACCATCGTTGTTCCTACACAGAGAGGATACGACTGGTTCCGTCCAAAGTTGGCTTAAACCGGACCGTTCATCGTAAGTATATATATACCTTTAACGTATAGTATATCTTACGATGAACGGTCCGGTTATGACTGAGAACCGCGTCAAACAAGATGACACAGACACCTTCAGATCAAAACGAAGACACCATAGACACCGGTCGCGGAAGCAGGCTGCCGGATGAAGATTTTGCCGAAGCGTGCAAACTCTACGAACACGGTGACATGGGTATCGTCGAGATCGCGGATAAGTTCGGCGTTTCGCGCCAGGCGTTGTCTCAGCGCTTCCGGAATAACAACATCATCAAGGGCTCAAAAGCCAATGTTGTTATCCCTGCCATTCCTGAGCCTGACACCTATACTGACAAGCGTGCGACTTGGATCGAGGATACGCGCGTTCAAGGCTACAACGCCCTGCGCACCGCCTCTATGCTGGCTCGCAAGATCGTTCAGGAGCAGGTTCGGTCCGGCAATCGGATGGAAGATGTCGACGGTGATCTGAGAGCTGTCCAGCGCTACAACAAGATCCTGGTTGATAACCTGTCGATGACATTGGAACTGCTGGAGTCCAAAGACTTCATGGATCCGGACGAACTGGGTATTCTTGAAATTTCCGATCTGACCGAAGAGGAAATTCTCGAGCATCACAAGAGCACCGGTGCGATCCCGGAGGATGCGACCCTTGAGGATCTTCTCGAGGATAATATCATCGAGATCGACCTGTGACACAGGCGTCTGTCGCGCGCAAACAAAGGAAGATCGTCGCCTCTCTGAAGCTGCATAAGTTTCAGAAGCTGGTGATGCACTCCAAGGCCCGTTTCCGGGTTTGTGTGGCTGGCCGCCGCTGGGGCAAGACGCAGGTTTCCAAGATCAGTCTGGTGAAGGAAGCAGCACGCAAGCCAAGACAGTTGGTTTGGTATGTTGCGCCGACGTATCAGATGGCGCGAGACATTATGTGGGAGGACTTGAAAGCGTCCATTCCTGCAAAATGGATCGTGAAGGCCAATGAGACCCGGATGGTGATCAGCCTGGTCAATGGATCGCGCATTCACCTGAAGGGCGCTGACAAGCCAGATACGCTGCGTGGTGTGGGTTTGAACTTCGTCGTGATCGACGAGGCGCAGGACATCAAGGAGCACACCTGGGAGCTGGTTCTGCAGCCGACACTGGCCACGACCAACGGTCGGGCAGTGTTTATCGGCACGCCCAAGTCCTATAACTGGCTCTATGACAAATACATGCTCGGCAAGCGCGGAAAAACGGTCAAAGATCACCGCAATCGCGACGTTCCCAACGAATGGGAAAGCTGGCAGTTTCCGACCATCACGTCACCGTTCATCCCGCGGCGCGAGATCGAAGCGCGTCGGCGCGATATGGACCCGAAGTCGTTTCGTCAGGAGTTCGAAGCCAGTTTCGAGACCATGTCAGGCCGGGTCTATTATCCGTTCAACCGCGATGACCATGTCGGCGACTATCCGTTCAACGCAAAGCTGCCGATCTTCATCGGTATGGACTTCAACGTGGA